TCTCTTCTAGTTCCTGATAAATCTTCTTCTTTAATATTATAAAAATTACAAATTATTTTTTTTAAATGATGTAATGGTTTTGGTGGTTTGCCTACATTTTCAGGAAGAGGTTGAGACTCTTTAAAGATAGGATTTTCACATATCCTTTTCAAAATCTTAACCTCTTCTTTTGTAAATGGAAATTCCATATTAAAATGGGATGTCCTCTTCAGTTGGTGGTGGTGCAGCAGGTGGAGGTGGTTGATAACCTTGCTGTTGTGCTTGGTATCCACCTTGTTGTTGCATAGGTCTTTCAGGTCTAACTTTTTTTACGAAAAGTTTAAAACCTCCTTTACCTAGAGGAAATGTATAATAAGTTGCATTGCTGTCATACTTATCTTGATTTTCCCAACCTTTTGCCCACACCACTCTTTTCTTCTTTGGCTGACCATTTTTGTCAGTATATTCTTCAATATAGAATAGTTCGTGTGTAGGTTTCATATTAATAGCCCTCCTTTAGAGCTAGTTCACAAAATTGCTTGACATTGCAATAATCCTTGCATCGTCTCGCTATACTTGGTCTCTCTTCTACATAAGAGTTCAAAGTATTCTTGGCATAATCTTGAGCATCTTCCTCAAGATCAAAAACTTTTAATGCTCGTTTTTTTTCTTTAACTTTAACTGCAAAACTTGGTGGATTTTTCCATCTCTCTTCATCGGTGCATCCAATTTGTAAATTCTGTGTGTGGAACAACATATCTGCTTCTTGATGTGTTTTCACTTTATCCAGGACATAAGCATCTTGCTTTTCATCTGACCATAAAGGTATATTAACTTTATGAATGGGAAGTGGTGGATAGTTGCCACCATTATTTATTGCTTCTTGAGCTTTAGACTTTTGCCAATCCCTTGCTAAAACAATTATAGATAAAGATTTAGGTAGATAATTATTTTGTCGAAGCAACCAAGCATATACATTTAATTGATTAGTCCAACTTTCTTTAGGATAAATAATAGACCAAACACTTGTGCATTTATAATCTTCTATTTCAGCTATTTCTATTGTTTCATTTTCATATCCAGTTAAATTTTTTAATATTACTCTATCTATTGCACCAGATATTTTCCATTCATTGCATTTGCCATAAAATCTTTTTTCTTTAATAGTGTTTTCTGTTGTATCGCTGTGTTCAATAATATGATGGACTGAAGTTCCAAGAACTGACCAAAACATTTCTGATAGATCCTGCTCTATCTGGTCATCATACTTTTCTTTTAAAATTTTAATCTGTGGGGAATCTATTAGTTGTGTAACTGATATATCGGAGTCTCCTCTACTGTAGGAGGAATTAATATTACGAAGAGCATTGGAGACTCCAGTTGGTAAATTATATTTATCTGTATATTTTACCAATTGATTAACTACTTTCAGTTTTTAATTTTTTGAAAGGAGTAAGAGAAAAATAATTTTCTGATATTTTGTCAGCATTATTTATACCTAGCCACACATATTTAGAGTTTTTACCTAGAGGAATTTTTTTTCTTGCAGCACAATCTTTTTTTAGTGCTTCCTCTTTATCCATTCTTTTCCAATCATCTTTTGAAAAAACAATTTTTTTCTGTGGTGGTTTTTCAAAATTTTCATCCACTAAAACAAAGTCTGGTTGCATATTAACCTCTCTTGTTTTTTTGAGTAGGGAGTCAGCTCATCCAACTCCCTACCTAGCCAATTATTTAGTCAATAAAGGAGCAATCAATATTGACTATTTTGGTATTTAAGGGATTAATTTGTGATTTGCAATAATTATTTGCAAATAATAATTTTTATTTACAATTTGCAAAATTTTTTGTAATCGAATAAGAACAAATAAAAAACATTATGAAAATAAAATGTAATTTATGTAATAAGACAATGGATGTCGCTGAAAATCTAACTGATAAACAGCTTAAAGTTCTTAAATTCATTAGAGAATATAGGGATAAACACGCAAAATGCCCTGCTGTAAGGGATATAATGACTGGGTTGGGTTATAAGACACCAAGCTCTGTTTTTATGCACCTAGAGGCATTACAACACAAGCAATATATAGTCAAAAAGCCATATACAAAGCGAAATTTGGTTATTGTTAAGGATGTAATGTGTGCCTGAAGCATTTAGATTTATGTTCTGGAATAGGTGGATTTGCACTTGGTTTGCAATCAACAGGTTATTTCAAGACCATAGGATTTTGCGAGATAGATTCTTTTTGTCAAAAAGTTTTAAAGAAAAATTTTCCTGGTGTTCCTATTTACAACGACATCAAGGAGTTCAAACCAAATGACGAAGGAATTAAAGCAGATATTGTTACAAGTGGATTTCCCTGTCCTGCTTTTTCTTTTTCAGGGAAAAGAGGTGGATTTTCTCAAGATGATTTATTTTTTGAAAATATTAGAATTATTAAAGAAACAAAACCATCATTTATAATTTTTGAAAATGTCGAAGGTTTTAAAAAATGGAAAACAACTTTGCAACAAGAGGTCGAAAATGTTGGGTACGAATGGACAGATTGGATTTTTGATGCAAGAGACTTTGGATTGCCTCAATGCAGAAGAAGGTACTTTGCAATCTGTGTTCAAGGAGGAGTGTTGCCTAGTTCACAATATTTACAAGGGATTCAAGGAAAACAAAGTAAGAATTTTCAACAAGTATTCTCCAACAATCAGAACACCAAAAGGTGGTGGACATCTACCATCAATTCTAAAGAAGAATGGAGAATTATCTTCTCTAAATCCTTTAGAAGTAGAAAAAATAATGGGATTTCCTTTAGGATGGACAAATTTAGATCACTTGGAAACGCAGTTTGTCCACAAATCCCATACTACATCGGACAAGTCATAGGGAGGTTGTATGAAATCAGCGAGTGATAATATTCCTGCAATTTATATGTATGCTGAGTCGTGGATATCAGGAACGAGAGAATTAACTCCACTACAAAGAGGAATTTATTGGGATCTTATAGCTTATGCTCAATTATATGGTGCTAAAGGATTACCTTACGATATCGTAAAGCTCCAAAGATTAGTTTTATTATGTAATCCTGATGACCTGGAGGACTGGGAAAAACAAAAAAAAGACCTTTATTATGTGCTTCAAAAGAAGTGGGAAGTAAGAAAAAATGAAGAAGATCAAGATGCTTATTTTAACAACAGGCATTGGAAAGAGTATGAAATTGCTAGGAAAAAGAAAGAATCAGTCATTAAATCTAACGAGAAATATAATAAGAAAAGAAAACCAAATAACGAGATCGTAACGATATCGTCTGATAGTGATAGTGATAATGATAATGATATAAGTATTAATAAGAAGGCAAAATTATTTGATACATTTTGGCAATTAAATAAAAATAAGATTCAAGTTGGGAATGCTAAAAAAGCATGGGTTAAATTATCGGCTGAATGGGTGCAAAAACCAGAAAAATTAGCTGAATTATATAATAATCATTTTCAAAACAAAAAAGATTATGCTCAACATCCTGCTTCTTGGCTTAATTCAGGTGCTTATTTAGATCAAAAAGAAGAAACTTATAATGTTCAACCTGAAAAATCTTATAAAGATTATGTCTGGTTTGTTAAAAAAGGCATGAGAAGCACTAGAATTTCAGATGATATGGTCAGGCAAATGAGAAAAGAAAATCTCATAACCGAAGAAGAATTTAAAAAGTGGTAAAACAAAAGAAAAAAAAGAAAAAAGATAGAGTTCCCATTGAACTTGGCAGTCAAGAACTAGAGAGAAACGAAGATGGCACATTAACCAGGAAAGTTGATGGAGAAAAATTTAGATTTGCTTTTTATGGTCAAGATAGACATTTAGAAAAAGTACATAATTCAGTCTTAGAAAATTATTATGCTAGAGGATTACTGGACATTAAGGATAGAGAATTAAATAGTAAAAGATTTTGGGCAGGAGATAGATTTGAAAAATTATGCCATAGATCAGGACTAGAGCCAAAGATTACAGCTAGACTAGAAGAGTTTATTGGTGGCACTAAAGAGGATTTTGTCCATAGAAACATAGATGCTCATAGTGAATTTCATATTATTATTAAAGAGATAGGAAAGTTCTGGGATGT